CAGCATCGGTACGGATTGCGGAACTTCACGTTTGAGTTCCGGGTCATACAAGCTGACCACTTTGCTCTCAGTGGCTTGCTCCGACAGCGGTCTGCCTACTGCACAGAGACATACGTCATCAATGGTCGTGAAACCGGGAAGAGGCATCTTCTTCGGCGGGGTGTCTTTCGACATGTAGTAGTTCTGCTTCTGGCGGTTGGTGATGTATTGCGTGAAGGTACTTTCCTTCCCAGCAATATCCACAACCAGCGTCACGCCTTGTGCGCCTTGACGCGATTCAATTGCGTAAGCCAGCTTGATCTTGCCAGAGTAGATACCCGTTTCCAGGGGAGCAAAACCGCCAAGACGATCAGTAGACTCTTCAAGGGTGTCGGCGGTCAGATTCGCAAACATGCTCATGTTTTTTCCTTTGGTTCAGTTGTAAAAGTTTTTCAGGTGAAACAGCAACAGCGCAGCATCATTATCCATGAAGGTTTCTGCTGAGCTGAAGAGTCCCATTGGTGAACGGATACGCTCCCCAATAGTGTTTTTGGTAATACGCGTTTGGAATACGTGCTTGTAGCCGAGCTCCTTGTCGTCGTCAGTGATGTTTAGAAGAGAAGAGCCTTGTTTTTCGAGCTCTTTCAGGGTAACTTTTTTACTTGCTACAACGGTGCTGAAGTATGCTTCGATCCCGTTATTTTTCAGGCTGCCTTTCACGGGGACAGCTGTACGCATCTCCATGGATTTTTCATCAAGTTCTTCTCGGACGTGTGCGATGAAGATTACAGGCTTCCCAAACAGCACCACTTTTTGCTGCATGAGAGTCTTGAAGAACTGCGCGAAATTACCCCAGGCCTGCATTGTATTGGTTGCTGTCAACACGTACTGGCTCTCGTACATATCCAAAAGGAAAGTCAGCGAGTCAATGATGATGCCATCAACTGCTGATGCACCTGCGCCCATTGCGTAGTCGAATGCCTCCAGCACCTGATGTGGGTCAGAGATGCGGTAGGCGTCGAAGTTGTTTTTGAACGGGAGTTGCTTACCTGCCTCACAGTTGAGATAGAGCCAACGGTTCTGGTTCGGTATGTTGCGGAGACTTGCAGATTTCCCTGTACCTGAGTGCCCAGCGATGAGCACAAGGTCCGGGTTGATGTCTAAGGCAGTTGACACAAATTACTCCTTCAAGGGGAAAGAAAGTGTTTTGCTGCGGAGGCCAATACAGTGGTTTCCAGCTCAGCTTTCGGTAGTGGGTTTGCCAGTTTATTATTGAAGTCGTGCACGTGTTGAGTTACCTGCACCAAATCCAAACCGGAGTCGATCAGCGCAAAAGCGAAACGCGCCATGTTGTTGTTACGATTTCCAGTAGCCATACGCGTAGCGAACCAACGCTCCAAGTTGTCCATCGACTCGATCTTGGAAATGCTTGCACGGTACTGCTCGTTCTTACTGGTCTTCGGGATGAAGTGCAGTGCATCCAGGAGTGCGCCTTCGTGGTTGTAGAAGTAAGACCCCCCCGCAAAACACTCCCATTTTCTTGAGCGTTGATTTGCCGCATCATCAATAGGAAATGGCAACCAACTGGTCACACCTTCCATGAACTCACGGTAATCATCTGCGTCAAGATTCAGGTGGTAATTTATTGGGAGAATTAGCCGGAAACGATTAGCCTCTTCTGTATGCCGCTTGGTGGTGTATGTCATGAACTTGTACTCACGAAGCAGTTCATGCGCAGTCGCTATGTCCACACCCCCGTCAACATCCACCACAACCATGTTGAAACCCCCAATCACATTTTCCTCTGCTCGATGGCCGTTACGGAAACTGTGATTTGCCCAGTGATAATTTGGCAATTGCGTCAACATGTGTAGCTGGTCGAAGGGTGCGGTCTCGGATTGGTAGTTGTAGGCCCAATGATCCGAGTGGGACAACATCAGTTTACTGAGATCAGTTTCTTGGAGCTTCTCCCCTCGGAAGAACTCAATCCCATCAAGGAAAGTCTTCTTGATGATGATGTGTTGTTTGTACCCCCATGCGGTGGCCAGCATCATCTGCTCGGTTCGACCCGCATTGGTTGATTTGTAGAAAGGCAATGCTTCCAGCAAATCCGCGTGTGTCACTTCAGTATTGATATCAGCGATGTACTTCGCGAGCTTCACATAGGCTTTCTCCCGCGTGAGAATCTTTTGAAAGGCGGTGCCCGCTTCTTCTACAAGCAGGATTGCTTGAAGAAGATGGTCCATCTCCATTTCTGAGACCATGTCCACGAAGGCATATGCCCCAGCCAGTTTGAGCGCCTTGAAGTAGCGGTGCCCCAACTCAGCTTTCCGAATGTCGTCATGCTCAGGCAGTTCCTCAGCCTCTCGCTCACAAGCGATCTTGTACTCCAAAAGCTTGATAGCTACTGGGTCAGGAACTGTGATCTTCCACCCATGGAGCGCCGGATCAGCCAGACTGTGGAAATGTGAGCTCCACTTCAAGATGGCCGCATCATTGGCAGGCAACGTCAGCCGACGAAAAATCTCTTCCGGTGTCTGGGTGTTGAATGCCTTGGAAGTTGCTTGCCCAAAACCAAAAATGCAGCGTCTGGCATACCCAGTTTCCAGAAGACTGTAGAAGCGCTCTTCTGTCTGGCCCCCATCCAGAAGTTGCGCTGGGGTGCCAAACAACAGCATGTTTGCTGGGGTTTTCCCAATGAGCTCCTCTCCTCGTAGATTTTCAGAGGTGTGTTTGGTGAGCTTCTGTTTCACCACACCCTGGTCATACAGCTCCAGGAATGTGGTCAACACCTCTGTCTCCCCAATGATGTTGGAGCCGATTTCGTCAATCTGCAGATTGATTGCCCCGGAATTGGCCATTAGAAGCTTGTGGCGCAATTGTTTCACTGCAGGTGTGGTACCTGAGTCAAACGAGAAAACAAACGGTCCTACGCGCTTGTATTCAGCGGAGGCAGCATCGAATTCATCCTTTGGTTCAGTACCGTTACGCGCAGCACGGTTATTGGCAATCCCCCAGAGGCTCATTTCAGCAATCGTGGGGAGTGTGTCTTCCACGTATCTTTGTTGGAAATCGCGGAGAAACTCGTTTTCCATGATACCGACGGAGTGGTTTTTACCAAATCCAGAAGTGGCCAGAGCCATCACGTACATGTTAACCGGCAGGGTGCCACGGTCCTTTGTGACAATACAGGCGCGCATATTGGAAGCAATTTTGCCCAGGAAGTAGGCAACCTCAGCGTGGAAGAACCCGCGATCTGTGTTCTGTGTTTTTGCACAGAGTACATCCACGATTTCTTCCACAGCCGGGTGGTGGGTAACCCCGGTCAGGTCAATCATCTTTCATCCTTGCGTATTGGGAGCAGATGGGGGAGGCGTTGCAGAAGTCACAACGACGGGGCTTCCCCGGTACGGTAATGACCACTCCCTTGCCTTTTTCTGTAAGGTATTTCTGCGCCTCAGAAAGTTCATCAAAACGCTTCGTACAGCGGCCCTCTGTATTGGCTGGATTACTGTAGTACTTGTGGGTAGGCGCATCTCGCCACAAGTCAGCATCAGTACATTCCGGCAACTCCGCCTCAGGAGCATTGGCATACTTGTGGAGCGCTTGCAGCTTGTTCTGAATGAACGCTTCCGTCTCCTTGAGAGGCATCAAAGGGAATGTTTTGCTTGCGCACCGCCCAGGCGGGTAAGAAGAATCCCGTTCGTAAATCCCCGCCTTCCAATCGGTGAAGTAGAAATTCACCTGCATGGTGTCTTGGGTAATTTTTTCAGGGTTGAGCCAACGATAAATACTCCCTTGCAGGATGTAGTCGTTTGCCTTCTGGTCTTTCCCCCATGAATAGGTTGAGGTCGTCTTCAAGTCCTGAACCATACCATCAAGGACGAAATCGAATTTGCCCCCAATTGTGTGTCCCTTAAATTCCTTGAAGGCTCGTTGCTCCAGGTAAATGGGCAAGCAGTTGGGGGTCGCAGCAACTTCCTCTTCTGTGGGGTTAATGCGCACACGTGCAATTTGTGTATCGGTGTAACCGAGCTTACGCAAAGACTGCACATAGTGTGTTGTCCACGCCAGTTCTACCGCATCATGGGCTGCCGTCCCCAGAGCAGAAGGCGCAAAAGTTGAGATGTCTGCGCTGCGCTGTTCAGCAGGAACACGTTTACTTAAAAGCAGCATACGTACCGACCCAAGCAATCCGGTGGCGCTGATGTAGTTCGGTTGGTCTACATAGTCGTACTTGTCATGCGCCAACCAGACTGCCATGTGCAGAGGAACACTTGTGAGGTTAGTGAGCATGGGAAGGGTCCTCTACACCTGCGTTGAATTCTTCTTCGGACATCGCACCAAGAGGAGAAATACTCAAGATGGTGATATCGAGAAGCGTCAGTTTTTCCGAGGCTTCTTTCCCTACGTGAGCGGCAAATGTATAACGCAGACGCTCTTGTGCCTCTCGCAGTTGGGCTACCGTGATTGTGTCCCGTGGAGAACGCATCAAGGCGTTTGCGCGCATAACATTGGTTTCCGGGATGCCGCTTTCCAGAAAAGTAATCTCACCTGAAATGAGGAAATAGTGGTGCATGCTTTGGGTCATCTTGCAGCTTTCTTGGTTGTGTCAGCCCATTCGGCCAACGTAGAGGAAATGGTTTTATGAAGCGTCGCAGCATCCGCCCCATTGGGTATCGTGATCTTGCTGGCCCAGTTTGGGTAAAAGATATCGAGTTCCCCACCCAGAGGAATATCTGGGTGAGCAATCTCTGGGTGGTCCTGCCAAGCCATCTCACCGCACAAGTGTGTGTTTGTGAACAGAACGGTCTCTTCACAGTCACGCACAAGGTAGTACTGTGCGTCATGGATGTGTGCGCAGGGTCGCACATCGTACCGATGCTTTGACTGACGCACAATACGCATAAACGCCAGCCCTGCTCGGGTGTTGAGCAAACCCCAACTCTGCCCCAGGGCATTGCCCGCAGTACGGCCCTCTGCTGCAGCCTCTGAAGGCACCTTGCGGGTTCCCCGAATGACTTGGTGCAGGAGTGGGGTGCACAAGCGTAGGCCGAAGGCTAGCGTCACATAGCCGTCAACAGCTGCTTGGTCGAGCTTGCATTGCAGCCAGGCATCGCTGTGGGCATAGAGCTTGTGGTAATTCGCCTCAATCTCTCGTGCCTTCTCCTCTGTGAAACCACAGTTACGCATCAACGTGGCGTACGTGCCTTGATACGTGAGAGTAAAGGTGGGTTTTTTTGAGCTTTGGCGCAATTCTGGGTGGGTTTTGGCAATCGCATTGATGGCGGTAACAGTTTCCGGCACCCCGACAAAAGCTTCAGGGTAGTAGGAATATGCCCGCAGAGAGTGCCCGTCATAGCCTTCCAGATAGACCTTCTGTTTGTTTGGGTCCTTCGTAGTTAGCGCGGATATCCGATCTTCGAGGCTGAGGAAGTCTGCCCCCGCAAACAACCACCCAGGTGGAGCCTTAATACAGGTTTTAATGATCTTGGCATATTTAGAACCTGTGGACGGAAGGTTTTGTAGATTTGGATCACTGCTGCTTAGACGGCCTGAGACTGTGCCGCCAAGATTGAAGTTCCCGTACAGGTAGTGCCAACCATCAGGCCCAAGTACAGCTCCTTCCAAGGCAGGAATGAAGGTGCCAAGAATAATGTCTACTGCTTTGAAGTCTACGAGTGCTTGAAGGACAGAAAGTATCTCTGGATCGTTGGTATGTGCCATGAGAGCTTTCAGCACATCACCTTCGGTGGAAGGGTGGCCCGCATCCGTCTTCTCAAGAACAGGCAGCGCGTAGAATTTGAAAAGCAGCTGCTGTATTTGGGGCGCAGAACGCGGGTTGAACTCGAACGGAACTTCTGCTGCAGTAATCCGTTTGACCTTCCACTTTTTGTTCATCGCTTCTGCCTTCGCAGGCTTCAGCAACACATCCACGCATTCCAACACGCTTACGCTATTGGCGATGGTGGTACGCGCATTGTTGCTATCAGCTTCGAGCGCAACACGTGCAGCAGCTACGGCGGGCATATCTACAGGCAGCCCTGTGAGCTGCATCTGAATAATGTCCACAAGTGCAGGCTTGAATAGCGTGTTGTAAAGCTCTTCTTGCCCATATTGGATCACTTGAGGCATTCGTTTCGAGAAGACGAAATGCGTTGCCAATCCATCAACCAAGTTGTAATTCAGCAGTGACGGCAGCGGGATGCGGGTGATGTCTTTGATGTCGTCAAGAGCATAGTCCCCGCAAAACTCCGCTGATTGCGCTTTCAGGCTTAGGGTGTTCCCTGCGCAGGAATTGGTAGCCAAGTAGCTTATCAGCAACGTGTCTTCCCAGTTACGGGAGAGTATGCCCAGACCTTCCAGTAGACCTTCCTGATCCAAAGGAGTCTTCATCCATATTTGCTGGGTCAGTACGGTTACATCAAAGGCTGCTCGGTGGAAGTACAGAGGCTGATTACAGCGTGTGAAGAAGTTGCGCAGCAGTGCACGACGGTTGTCATTCCTAACCTGTCGATGGAACGGTGCCTCAGTAGCCTGAGGAAGCTCTTCACAATCTACAGGGAAGGCAATGCCCTCATGTTTGTTCCAACAGAAAGTGATGGTACCAATGCCTGCAGAGACATGTTGCAACCCAAAGGTCTCAATATCCACTGAGAGAGGTACACCCATCTCAAGCAGTCGTTCCAGCCAAGCGGAAATCTCTGCATCCGTTTTTGGGTATTCCGCAAAATGGACGATGCTTGTTCCCGGTGGCGTGTAGGTGCCCCGCAAGTGGTCACGTAGCGCAGTCAACCCACGCAGTATCTTGGGGCGAATCCCTACGGGGTTGAACAGCACAGTAGCGCAGCTGGGCACGTACACCACAAGCATGTCAGCGAACTTACATGGGAGCACATACCCAAGGCATTTCTCTGCGTTGCGCACACCTGTGAGTGCTTTGAAATAGTGTGAATCCCCACAAAGGATGTACTTAGTCTGCAGAGTCTGCAGCGTAGGAATAATCTCAGAGGTGAGGTATTCCACCTGCTCTTGTTGCTTTGGCGGAATTTTCTTATCTGTGTAGTGCAGTGAAAGTACCACTACCCCGGCAGGGTTCAGCTCAATTGGATGCAGGTATTCTCGGGTGATGGTCGGAGGGTTGATGGTTCTTACTAGAACCGCAACAGGGTACTCAGACATCTTCTCGTAAATATGTGAGTACATAGTTAGCCCATCAATCGAAGTGCGATGTAGTACTCCAACCGTTGGAGTGCAGGTAGGAAGGCAGCAACGCCTTTCTGTGTGGCTCTTGGGTATGACAGGTAAGTTTCTATGAACTGATCTCCCGGAGCTGCTGCAAGAGAGCCGTCGCTAGTATTGCCCCGCCAGAAACGACGTAGACTATCTGGGAGCACGTCAAAAAATTTGTTCGGCTGGTCCGACACCACTGACAGCCAAGAGACTACATGTTGTGAGAGGTTTTGCGCCTCTCTGTGGAACGCTACCCACTCGCGTACAAGTGCAGAAGCATCCTCGCGAGTGGTGGGGGACGGAATCGTAATGGTTGGTCTCATTTGACTCCTCGGGATAGGCTTTCGAGAGATGGTGACGCCTTGCCAGACAATTGACGTAAGTGGTCTCCCGGCTATTTGTTGTTCACGCTCGTGGAAGGCTACAGCACGCTGCAGGTAATCCTTTCGAGTAGGTTCAAGGATATTTTCTACTAGGGCCCCCACGCTACAGAAGACCCCCACTACCTCTTTGCTTTCATATGCCATAGCACCCTCAAGCGAAATTTACAGATTTTGGAATGCGCGCTCTGGCAGATTGCCGTAGAACATAACTTCTGCGCGTGCACGGCTCACTGCTACGTATAGAAGACGCAGGATCAGATTCTTGGAGGTGCAGCGCCCAAGGTCTGAGAGGTCAATGATAACTTTATCAAAAGTGCTGCCCTGCGCTTTGTGCACAGTTGAAGCATACCGTGGACGTAGATTGGGGAAAGTATTTTTGAGGAAAAAGTAGCTGCGCCAATCCTTTACGCTTGCGTAATGCTTCGTCAACTGTGTGACGTGGGTATCGTCAGCGGGAAGACGAATTTCATGGAGTGCTCCTGTGCGAGAACGTGCCAAAGCAGGGTATACCCACAGGATTGTTCCATCTGGCAGTGCGTACTCTTGTGCTGCCCGAACCTCCTCCAACAACACACACTCCTCTGTGGCAAATACTGGGCGAGTGTCCGCGAAAATTGCTGTGTTGCTTACGTAGGTCTCCCCCACAGAAAAGCGTTCCGTTTTCCCTTGAATATTCTCTCGGATGTACTGGTTGAAGTCTTGGACCCGCTTGTTTGTATACGCGAGCACGCGGGTGTTTCCTTCCTGAGAAAATTCCGCTGTGAGCGCTGCCTGCAGGCCTGCGTCATCCAAGTGACGAATG